ATTTATATCCTTCTAAACTTTTCTCCATTTGTCCTCTTCCATTGGCTTTGTAACCCCAAATTGGCACCTGCCTGGATTCTAGATGTTGGATAACGGATCTTGGATAGGTGTATTTTCCACCATGCATCATGGTATAGGATGAAGCTTTATTGGTAGGGCCATACGAAAATTTAATCATTACCCCTGGCTCCTCAAGATTGAAAAATTCAAACTTTACTTCTTCTTTAAGCCATTCTTCTTCACGTTGCTTTTTATTCTTTTGAATACTTGGTGCGGATATTGTCATAGTGATTCCATGTTTTTATAAAAGAGACCCAGGAAATAAAACCCAGGTCTCTTATCGTTAATTAGGTAACTGATTCATCTCCTCGACAAACCATAACCATTACAGCATTATTGGCTCCGACTGGAGTTGTTCCAACAGTGATTCCTCGGATTGCAAAGTTTTCTTGAGCAATAGCAGCACCGTTAGTGTCGCTTACTCTAGAAATAACTCCACCGCTTACATAAACCGCATCAGATGTAGTATTCTGATCCAGAGTAATAGTGGTTGCTGTTAAGGAAGCAATGGTAAAGGTAGCTCTGTTTAGAGAGGTTCCAGCTCCACTTTCTGCTACTCTTTCGACTTTTACTGTGTCTCCAGCAGCAAAACCGGCTACGGCTGTATTCGTGCATGTAATAACGCCAGGGTTAGCGTTAGTAAATGCCGAAATTGTAGCTCCATAGTTCGCGCTCTGGGACAAAGGAGTAAATCCGTTTGTAGTAGCATAAGAACCAGCGTCAACATCTAATACAGCTGCATCAGCCATTTGCTTGTTCCAATACCATGAGCCACCGTTCGTTGTGTCGACTGTAGTTGCTTCAGCAACTTCAAATCCTACATCTTGATCCCTAGCTAAAGCAGCAGCTGCGTTAGTCCAGGTAAAAGTTTTTACTTGCGCCATTGTTTAACCTCCTTCTTAGCTATGGGTTGCTTGTAGATTTAGCATAAAAGCGTCATTTAAAATTCTTGAGACGAATGGGTGCTGCCAGCCCACGGTTCCTCTTTGATGCAATGGATCGGCAGACCCAGCGCTTCCAAGAGGCTCTACATAGAATTCTCCACTCTCTGAACCTAGGTGAACAACTGCATAAGCTTCTTTACCGATAATAAAGTTGTCATATACTGGAGTAGCTGCTGCGGATACACTTCCTACGGATGTGTAAAGCCAGCGGATATTCCCTGTTGTTCCCCATTCAGCATCTAAAACGGACTGCTGGTTTGGATACTGAGAGCTATGGACAAAGTTAGATACAGCTTCTAGATCGTCTAGAAGAGCGGTATCAATATAAGCCCAAAAAGCCGGTCTCACAGGAGCTGTTCCAAACGCATCGCGCCCAGCAACCATTTCGGAGATCATCTCAGCATCGTTTCCAAGCAAAGTGAATACTGCTGCATCCAAATCGGCCTTTGTTAGCTCGGTTGGTGTACTACCGTTTGCTCCATTAGAACACTGTAGAGTAGAAGCTGTAGAAGCCAATACATCCCGTGTAACCTCATCAATTGTTTGACCAAGGTTTTGAGCTAGAAGTCGTGCGGACTCATTAAGAACCCTATCTTCTACGGTTAATTCTACTTGATTTGTGATGGTCACAAAATTTCCGTAGAAATCAACTCTAGCTTTGATATCAGTAGCAGAAAGAGCAGCTCCTGGAGGAGTTATTCCATCTGAAAGAGGAACTGGAACTGTCGACATTCTGGCATATCGCCTGAATACAATAGTATCCCCCTCTTTATTAGGTAAAATACGCTTTTGTGCGAATTTGGTATGAATCAGCTGCGGGTATGCCGTCATGAGCAAAAGACGATCATAATATTCCCGTACTGCTGGAGGCAATGCTGCTATATTTGTAATAGCCATTAGATCCCATCCTTTAGTTTAGGGTTAAAAACTCCCCAGATTCCTATTAGCAAGCTTCATAAAATCTGAATCGCTCATGTTCTTAATATTACTAACGGCAGAATGAGGAGACGTACTTCCTACAGCTGATAAATTCCCGGCTCTCTGGCCATTATCAATAATTCGCTGTGCTTCAGTGGACTTTTTAACCTCATTTTTAGCTTCCCGATATGAGTCACTATTTTTTGCCAAATAATACGCAAGCTCATAACGATTCGGATCGTTTTGCAGCGTGTTCTTAAGTGCTGGGTTCTTTTGGACAACATCGGGAAGGTACTTTGATACCACCTCGTTATAGTCCGTATACTTCTGCTGCACACGCAACTCTTCAACGCTGGTTTGATAATTCTGTTGGATTTTTCCCATAAATTTACGGGCTTCTCCAACAGTCAAAACATCGTCATCAGACAAACTCTCCATCTCATCCGGCTTTACAGCTTGTTGAGGTGTATTATTTGCCTGCATGAGAGACATGTGATCTTGAAGCAACTTATTCTGCTCTTGAAGCTGTTGACGCTCTCGCCTCTCTGCTTGTAAAGCCGTAACCGGAACCATTTCCGGTGACTGCTCCGCTTGAGACTGATCCTGTACAACGGCTCCCGATTCGGCGGCAATCGCAGCTGTTTCGCCCGTGTCTGCTACTGGATATTCCATTAGTTTTCCTTACGCCCTTAAGATGGCGGCTCTATAGTGTGTTATATGCATACGAACCAGCGATATCAGAGCGATTCTTCTGTACTACTGGATTTTCCAGCAGTCCCAGATGTGGTGCGAGTCGCTCTTCATTGATTGGTATGTCGTGTACGTTAATTTTGTGACTAATAACTTCCCCGTTTTTCACCTCTAAGATGATGGTTCCGATTAACGGTTTGGGTTGCGTATCGTAGTCTTTAATGAGACGGATCAGCACGTACTCGCCTGTATCCATCTTTACTTTGGCCGGTCTGTGGTGAATAACAATCCAATAATGACCTTTGGGTCTGCGATTCAGGATATCTTGCACTGCCTGATCGTCATCCTTTATCATTTGCTGGGCTGTTTCCCCTAACTCTTGAACCATGTTAAAAACCTAAAACTAATATTTGTAATCAAATGCTTTTTCAGAATAACCTTTTGAATTCATCTTTAAATTCTGAACCCTACCCATATCGGCTTTCTGAGCATTGGTATTAATAGAAGATGTGTTTCCGTGGTTTTTCATCAATTTTCCACTCTTTCCACCCATCATCTTTGCGTACTTATCGTTTCCTTTATATTCCTTCATTTGGAACCTCTTCTTGTTGTTGTGCTTGTGGCGACTGATTCCCAGCTACAGCAGCGGAAATTTGAACGTTATCTCTCTTGAGTTCATCTTCTTCAAGCTTGTTTTTCTCTCTCAACATAGATGCTAATGCAAATTCTTCCTTAGCTGTGCGAATGTCGATTTCATCAAGCTCTTTGATAGCTTTTACTTGATCGAGCACTGCCTGAGTGCGGTTCTGTATAGCCTCACTTGATCTCTCATCTTCCAATCCAAGATTTGCAACCGAACGTGTAAAGCGCTCTTTTGCTCCTGCAACTTGCTGCAATGATTGAGATTGCGCGAGTTCCATCTGAGCCTGAACCAATGCCTCTTGCTGTTGAGCCTGTTTCTGTGCTTCTTGCTGCTGCTGCTGTTGGAATTGCTCCATTTCCTCGTTGTATTCGGACTTGCCTTGGATAGGAGCGATCTTAGCAAGGAATCCTGGAGGCATAACCTCACCCATTTGCTTGAGATCGAGCATTTGTCGAAAGAAAACCTGTCTTTGCGTGTCTGTTAGCAATCCTTCCTGCACCACACAATCGTATTTCGTGAATTCTTTATTGTAGAATTCTTGAGTTGGCTCTTGATTGATGATTCTTTGGATCTTTTCAGGTGTCCAACCCTGGATAAGCTTCAATGCAAGCTTGGACATATGCTTTTGAGAAGATCTGAGATTGTCGAATACATCCTGCAGATTAGTAATAGCAGCCCCTTGTCGGAGCATCGCAAGAACGCCACTCTCATTCCCCGATTCCATTTGACCGAATGCAGCATCATTGACACCTGCAATCTCTTTGATATCGGCATCGAACTGCTGCTGTAACTGAAACATCGAAGGGGGAATCTGTGCTGGCTGAATCTTTTCAATCGCTCCCGGTGCTGCATCTTGATTTCTCCAAACAACCTTACCCTGGGAAGACTGGAATAAACTTCTTGGGTTTACAACTGATCCCTCTGTTGCTATCCAACCAGAATTGATTTGACTATCAAGTAAATCAATCATCTGAGAACGTCTGCGGTTTGATTCTACTTGGGGATCTCTCATACAGCGAATAAGAGATTGAACTTTCAATCCCCATTGGTCACTTTCTGGCTCCCAAATTGCCGTAAATGGAACAAAAGGATACTGGTCTAATCCGTAGGGATTCTCTTCCGTTCTCATCAATTGATTATTGACGATGATATGCATCTCGATATAGCGCATTTGACGCGATGAAAGTTCGAAATTAGGATTGATTTCTTTAAGCTGAAGGAATAGCTCGTCATTTCCTTCCCAGTCTTTATATTGACCGGTCTCCATATCAACGATTATTTTCTGGGACTTCCACTTCTGCATATAAAATTCATTATATGCCATTAGATCTTGTCCATTGGGCTGCCTCTGATATGGAAGCCAAGTAAATTTGTCGTCTCTCTCCCATCCGGAACGATGTAAAGCCTCAACCTCTTCCTCTTGACCAGGAAGAAGGGAAGAAACAATATCGGCACCAATATATTTTCGTCTTAAAATGTATGAGCAATCCGAAAGATCAAGTTTTGTAAGGTAGGGATCAAGAATAAATCCGTTCCATGGTTCTCTTGAGAATTTAATATCACCATTAACAGGATCGTCTCGATAATCTAACCAAACTGAAGCAAGATTCCATCCCGTTTTAATAGCTCCAGAAAAACAATCGCTAATTGTTCGATATCCATCGCCATAATTCATAACATGCATTAAGCACTGAGATAGCTGATCCGCTGTTTTCTGATCGGAATTTTCTACTGGAGTAACCATTGAAGAAAGGCGGTGTTGCCTCTGATATCCAGATATCATATTGATTACAGGGCGAACTCGATTGAAAACGAAAGCGTTTCGGCCTTCATCAAAAAGAGCTTTCTTCTCTCTTTCACTCCATTGATCGCCAAGGTAAAACCTCATGTCCTTATCAGCTTCAGGGAAAAACGGATCCCATGCATACATCGATTCTTTGTATAGACGGTCAAATGATTCTATTATTCCCTGTGATGTGCTATAACTCATTGCATACCGATTCCTTTAGCTTTCTTCTACTAAAGAAAGGAATGCAATGCCTGTATAGTAGTACAGTAAGGATGATCAGTCCGACATTGCGACCTAAAACTAGGTGATTATAATATTAAGTATAATCAAATCTCAGCGAGCTATTAACAAGCGAGATGTAAATCTGCTTTACAAATGTATAAATATCGTCTGTTGTGACGGTGTT